CTCTACTAAACGCAAAGGTAAGACATTCTAATGATGAACTCTCCGTCCAAACCGAAGCGGAAATTTCGCGGCAAAAATATCAAGGGCACGGCGGTAGCGAGAGGTTGCGGCAAAGTATTGCCGAGGCGAAGAAAAAGAACTAAAGGCGCGGTGGAGCAATCCTAATGGCAGTTAGAAAGACAAAAGCTGGTTTGGCTCTTAAAAGGTGGTTCAAAGAGGACTGGAAGGATGTACGCACTGGCAAAAAATGTGGTCGTAAAAAAGGAGAAAAGCGTGGTGTCCCTTATTGTCGCCCGTCAAAGCGGGTATCATCCAAAACCCCGAAGACAACCAAAGAAATGTCTTCAAAAGAAAAGTCTTCTCGCATTGCTCAAAAGAAACGTTTGGGGCAGCCAGCAGGCAAGCCAAGGCGTGTAAAGTCTGTTCGTAGAAAGAAAAAATAAAGATGCGTGAACTTATAGAAGAGTGGGTTCATAATGATTTAAGTGTTGTTGACCCCGATGTGGGACATGCTCCTTGTCCTTTTGCAAAGAAGGCATTGAAGGATGATAAGTTATTAGTCATAGAGTGTCTTGATAAGGATGATTTGTGGAAGACCGTAGCCACAAAATGCAAAAATTTTAATAAAAAATATTCTGTTATAATTTGTTTAGAAGAGGAACCAAGCCAAGCATATGAAGAAGTCGAGGCCGCTTGTGTAGCAATGAATGAATGGTTTGCCTGCAATAAATTAGATCTATGGCTACTATCTTTTCAGACTGATTTCACCATGGTTTTTATACAGAGATTGTCAGAACTAGACGATGCGAGTAAGATACTGGAGAAGACAGGGTATTATGAGAATTACACAAAGGAAGATTACCTTAACTTAATCTTAACGAGAAGAAGGAGACGAGAAGATGCCAGGTGCTAAGAAAAAAGCTATGAGACGCATGCGTGGTGGTGGGATGACTAAGGCAAAACTTCCCATGAAAAAGATGATGCGCGGTGGTAAAGTAGGCATGAAGAAGATGATGCGCGGTGGTAAAGTTAGGTCTAAGTAATGGCAACCTCAAACTCAAGAGATTTTGATCTTGACGTAGCTGAGATCATCGAAGAGGCGTATGAGAGGTGCGGATTAGAAGTCCGCACCGGATACGATGCGAGAACAGCTAGGCGTTCCATGAACTTGATGTTTGCTGATTGGGCGAACAGAGGTGTTAATCTTTGGACCGTTCGTCAAGCCACAACTACATTAACGTCTGGTCAAGCTACAATTACACTGGGTGCGGATGTTGTAGATCTCTTAGAGGTTGTTGTTAGAAGAAGTAACACAGATTTTACGGTGAGTAAGATCAGTAGAAGTAACTACCTATCTCAGCCCTCCAAAACTACAGAGGGTAGACCTTCTCAATATTTCTTCAATAGACAGATCGCGCCTGAAATAACTTTATGGCCTACACCAGAAAATAGTACTGATCAACTTGTTTACTATTATGTAAGACGCATGGAAGATGCAGATGCATTGGTCAACACGATGGAACTTCCGTTCCGTTTTCTGCCTTGCGCGGCGGCTGGCATGGCGTATTACATCGCACTAAAAAAGGCTCCAGAACGTGTGCAGCTTTTAAAAACGTTGTATGAAGAGGAGTTCCAACGTGCAGCGGATGAGGATGAGGACAGAGTTTCTTTGAAACTTCAACCTGACATTCAATATCTGAGGGTATAATGGCTAAATTTGCAGTCGGTAAAGATGCTTATGGAATATCAGATCGTTCTGGTTTTCGATATCGCCTGCGAAACATGCGGAAAGAATGGAACGGGTTGCTTGTTGGAGAGGATGAATATGAAGAGAAGCATCCTCAACTAGAACCGAGAAGAGTGATTGCAGATCGTCAAGCTCTTCGTGATCCACGACCAGATAGCAACAACAGTATTCCGGCGACTGTTCGGTTCCCTTCGTTTAGTTTACAGACTTTTGAATATGAATTGGTTCCTGTGGCTGTAGGTCTTATTGGCGATGTAACCTTTGGTGGTGATGTGCACACTCCTGCGACTCAAAGCATTACAGGTGTCTCTGGCACAGTCTCTGTGGGCACTGTCACAGCCTCTGGCACAGGAGGTGTGACGATAGCGGCAACATATACTGTTACAGTTGCTTCTTATCTTGGATCTAATAAGTATTACATCAATGGAACCAGACAAGACACTGTTAGCTTGTCAGAGGGCAGTACATACAGATTTGATCAGTCAGACAGTAGTAACTCTGGTCATCCGTTAAGATTTTCAACGACTTCCGGTGGAACCCATAGTGGCGGTTCTCAGTACACGACTGGTGTGACTTCAAGTGGGACACCAGGTTCTTCTGGAGCGTACACTCAAATAACAGTAGCCTCTGGCGCACCGACATTGTACTACTACTGTACAAATCACAGCGGCATGGGCGGTCAGGCGAATACACCATGAGTTACACATACACACAATTAAAAGATGCAGTAAAAGAGTACACTGATAATCAAGAAACAGTTTTTGTATCTAATTTAGATGCTTTTATTGAATCTGCTGAAGAACGTATTTTTAAAACTATAGATTTAGAATACTTTAGAAAAAATGCATCTGGGGCGATGACTTCAGGTAATCAATTTTTAGCAGTGCCTGATGACTATTTAGCCTCTTTCAGTCTCTCTATCGAGAACTCTAGTTCAAAAGAGTTTTTACTACAGAAAGATGTAAACTTTGTGCAAGAGTATAATCCAAACTCAGCAACTACTGGAGTGCCAAAGTATTACGCAATGTACGACATTAACAACTTTATAATTGCCCCCACTCCAAACGCGAACTTTGTGTCGGAAATTCATTACTATTATCGCCCTGTTAGCCTTACGGCAAGCAAAGTTAATTTAACCGTTAGTAATGTTACAGGCACTTTTCAAGCTAATGAAACAATTACTGGTGGAACTAGCGGAGAGATTACAACAATTAGTACAATAACTTCTGCCACTGTTTTTGTTATAACGCTTCCTACGGGAGCCTTCACTGTTGGTGAAACAGTTACTGGCGGCACTAGCGGTGCTACTGGAGTTGTTGTCTCAATATCTGCGGATACAACTTTGTCCTGGTTAAGTGAAAACGCTCCAAACGCTCTTTTATACGGTAGTCTTATAGAGGCTTACATTTTTATGAAGGGTGAAGCTGATGTTATGAAAATGTATAGTGATAGGTTTTCTGAGTCTCTGATTAGACTAAAAGATCTAGGAGAGGCTAGAGAAAATATGGATGCTTATAGAATGGGATTGCCTAATAGAGCCAGAACATGAAGATAGCTATAGTTGGCCTGGGTGGAAGCTACGCTGATTACATTTCTGCGAGAGTTGCATCAGAAAAATTTGATGAAGTTTGGGGTATAAACTGCATTGGTGGTATCATACACGTTGATAGGACGTTTATGATGGATCCTGTGTCTAGGTTTATAGACACGGAAAACGCGGGTTCTCAAACAGGCGTGGCTCGTGAGTTTTTGGCTAAAAACACCGCTCCTATATACTCTTGTGTAGAACACCCCGACTTTCCGGCTATAGAGCTGTATCCATTAGAAAAAATAGCTAAAGCTACAGGTTTGTGTTATTTTAATAACACGGTAGCTTATGCTATGGCTTATGCTATTTGGAAAAAAGTAAAAAAAATATGTTTGTTTGGCATAGATTTTACTTACAAAAATGTCAACATGGCTGAGTCAGGGAGAGCTTGTGTAGAGTTTTGGTGCGCTACAGCTATTTCTAAAGGCATAAAGATAGAGATAGCGCATCGATCTGGGTTAATGGATACCAATGTGCCAGAAAATGAAAAGTTATATGGGTATCATAGATTAGAGGATCCTTTAGTTCAAACGGTTGAGAATGGTAGTCTTTTGATAACAAAACAGTCCATGATTCAACCTCCAGAGCCAATAGAGTCCGACCCTATAATTTTTGGGAGACATGATAATGTTTGATTTAGGTTCAGGAAGTGTGGGAGCCGTTAACATAATGACCTCCGAAAACGGTGGTTTATCTAATGATCAAATAGCAGAGATGCTGGCTAACAAACTTATTTATATTTCTGACGATGCTCCAGAACCCATCCGCTTACAAGCGGAGGCTTTTAAGGATCGAGTCCGAA